TCGTAGAGGACGTTGCACACGTCCACCCAGTTGGCCGTGCCATCTGTCTCGGGGACGTAACCGCCAGTCCAGTTCTGCGGATCAGGGTCTGTGCGGTCTGCCCAGGTCCGGTGAACTACCTTGTCTGTGATGAGGGCAAGTAGTTGCTCGTTGGACTGCTCGTGCGGGCAGGGGGACTGCCGCAAGTACACTTCAAAGGACCGGCCAACCACGGTTGCCGCAGCCACGGCCAGCCCTGGGGCCGCAATCTTGATCTGCGTCGCGCTCACCACCTCGGAGATGACTCCATCAGCCAAGACCGTGCCCAGGGCATCGGTGACCCTGAAGATGTCCCCTGCATGGATGTTCACGTCCTCCGAATCAAAGCCACCCAGGTTGGTTCCCGAAGCCGCAGTGACCAGACCTACTTGCTGTGCATCCCGGCTGAAGCCTGTGATGGTACCTCTGCGGATCTCGTAGGCGTACTTCAACGGCTGGAAGGCATCGTTCAGCGCATTCTGCTTGCTGTGCCAACGGCGTACCCGCCGTACCTCAAAGTGGACTTCTTCCGCAGTGGCTGCCGAACGCATCCCGACCTGCGCCAAGAGCAGCGAGTGCGAAGCATCCACAACCTTTGGCACTGCCAGGGCACCCAAGATGTCCGGCTGATTGGGGACAGAGGGCTCAATGAACACGCCGCCCCGAGCGAAGAAACCGGGCAGCCCACCTGCTGTCTCCGTCCGCACCTCCGTATTGGGCAGCAGGCAGGCGACACCCGGGCCACCACCGAGATGGTTCTGGGGGTCATTGAGTGTCGTCCCCTGGAGGTTGGTGAGGTACAGCACCAAAGTGGCGGGCACGTCGGCGTAGACCGCCTCGGCATTCGTGGGATCAAAGGTCCCGCTGGCCCAAACAGTTGCGGGAGTGACCTGAGCCTGGCCCACGGCGGGGCACCCATCAGGATGTTGGGAGCCACGATGCTTGTTGGCCCATAGTTCTCCAGAGTCAGAGCGTTGAAGCCGTAAGTCGCCACCGCTGGGGAGTCGTGGTAACCCACCACAGATGAGTCATCGGGCAGTTGCCCCCCACGCACCGCCACCTTCAGGGTCATACGGCCAGGCAGGGATGGGCCTGCACCTGCAACTGGCGTGTCGTGCCAGGAACACAACTGGCCTGCCACCATCGTGTTGGTGACCTCGGTGAGAGGAGCCACAATGATAGAGTCATCCGCCCAGCGCCAAGTGTTGGCGGCCCCCAGGATGAGCCCCAAGCCGTCCAGTCCCGTGAAGTCAATGCTCATGAGGGCCTTCTGGAAGATGCCCGCCACGGAACTGTTCAACCCGGAGTAGGACACCACAATGAAGACCTTGCCCGTGGCAGGGAGCATGGAGTAGTCGTCGAGCGCCAACCGCGAGCCCGCCACGTCGATGGACAACACCCGAGGGAACCGGGTCGCGATGAAGCCACCACCAGATCCCACTGGGGCACTCACCGAAACGGCCTTGTAGGCCAGCACACCATCAGGTTCGACCGCGTGCCGGACGACATAGGTGCCTGCCTTCTCCGTGGCCGCATCAGGATGGGCTAAATCTGCCCGGTCAATGTAGACCACATCGCCCTTCAGAACCTGGGACACTAGGCCTGCCGTCGGTGTGATGGCCGAGATCCAGTTCTGGAGGGCCACACCATTGCCCGTGAGGATGTCGCCGCCTGCGGGGTCAACCGTCTGCGAAGCCTGCACAGAGGCCACGATGTTGGATGCCGTGATGGGAGTGTTTCCATACTCGAAGGCCATGACCCGCAGCGTACCCTCATCCGCCGGAGTGGGGGCCGGTGCCCAAGTTCCACCTGCCAGTGTCGTGGAGCCTGTCCGACTCACGAAGCTGAGAGCACCCGGAGCCACGTCATTGATGCCCGAGAACACAGGAGGTGCTGGAGGAGAACCCAGAGCCACCGTAACGCCCGTGACATCTAAACCTGTCTCGTAGTTGTAGCCCGGTGGGTTCGGGTTGGTGAGCATGAAATCCCGTGGCCGGGACAACCGCAGGTCCAGGGCCTCATGGAAGGTCAACCGGTCGGAACCGATAAAGGCCGAGGTGCTACCCCCTGCGGTGCAGTCCACGTCCAGAGCGTACTCCCAGCCATAAGCACTCGACTGCAAAGTGCCTGCTACCGTGAAGGGCAGGAACCAGTCGGAGTTCGCACCAAAGAAGGCCGCGTTGAAGAAGGCCAAGCCAGTGACGCCATCGATGATGATGTGCCTGCTGTCTGCCACGGTGCCCGGAGGCACCTCACCCGTCACAGGGTCAAAGGTTCCCACTTGCACGCCAAGGTGCGCCACACCCACGGGGGCACCCAGAGCTGGGTCTGGGGTGAACACCACCGCTGCACCCGTGATGTGGATCGTCAGAAGCGGACGGCCATCCTGCAACGCTGGAACGAAGGTGCCAGGACCTGCGGGGGCATTGACAGCCGTGCCATCTGGGCGGCTCAGGATCTTCACCACCAGGGCATTGGCAGGGTCTGCCGCCAAGATGGCATTCAAGTTGCCCGTGCTCAGTACCGAGCCATCGTTGAGGGCCAGCACCGTGTCCTGGAAGGACAGGATGGTCTTGACCCCAGCGGAATCATCGAAGATCCGCACACCAGGCGGGTTGGTCACCTGAGGATTGACCGGGTAGTTGCCCGGCGTCGTGTGGACTGCATAGTTATTCAGTAGATACTGACTAGGTGAACCCTTATTCGTCTGGGTACGGAACCGAGGGGGCTCAATCCAAGACCAATCGGTGCCACCGATGTTCTGCTCCCGCACGGCACCCACTGACAGGATGCCCTGCCAGCCGGGTTCTGCACCCCCGACATCAACCAGCACGAAGTCACCGGGTCGCGCTGGGGCCGCACCATAGGTCGCCGTGGGAAGCACGTTTGCCTGGGCCATCAGGGTTGCGGGCTCCTTGTAGGAGCCACCGCCCAAAGACACCGCCGCAGCCAAGACCTCACCATTGGTGAACAGGATCTCGTCGGGGTAGTAGCCACCTGCCAAGACATCCCGAGCCATCAGGCTGCCCAAAAGATTGCCAAGCTCATCAAAGCGGTCGATTTCTGTGGCCGTGCCTTTGCGGTACGGGATCTGGTAGTCGCCCGAGTCGTCCTGTGCAGCCCCCTGAAGGGCAGGGAACTCGATGGGCACCTCATCCATGTTGGCAAAATCGGCGACACCCTCGACGTGACTCATGGGCTTGGGTGACTTCTGACCCAGGATCTCCTTGACAGGGAACATGAAGGGGTCGGTCCACGAGGGCAGCGACTGGTCCATCACCCTGCCGTCGGGCCGCACCGTCAAATCAAAGCCTTGCCGGTACGCCGGGGATGTGGCCGCAGCCTGCTGTGCCATTGCCATCGTGGCCGACTGGGTAGCCGGGTCTGAGATGGGGTTTGCCGTGTCCGCAGGCACGATGTAGAGGGTGTCGGCCTTGTCAATACCGAACTGGTCCGCAGGTGTGCCCTCGTTGGGTGCTGTCGCCACCAGGATCTTGCTGGGGGACAGAATGGCTGCACCCTTGCGGTTCTTGAATGTCACCACACAGCCGAACTGCACCGTGTCAATCAGAACCGCCGTGAACATCTTCTGCCCGAAAACGTCCACTTCTTCGGGGTAGGCCGCCACCAGGAAGCTGCCGTCCGGTCTGCCCAAAGCAATCTTGTCCCCTGCCTTGAAGCCGGGGAGTGCCATCTCGGGGTCCCCTGCAACTGCATCTGGCACCGTGCCCGTAGGCGACTGGGACAAGAACTTGGTGGGGTCAGGGAAGCCCGTGAGAGGCGAGATGGGGAGTTGGGCCAGGGGGACAGCCGACAGCACCATGCAAGGGCGGGCAATGGCCGTGCCAAAGGCCGCTGTGGGCAACCCGTTGGGGTAGTAGCCCCAGATGCGGGCACGGGCTGCACGAGGGCGCAGTGTGCTCACCGAGATGGCTTCAATGTCACCCCGCACCGGATTGGCCACTTGGCCGACCTGCTCGTTGTGGGTGCTCTCTGCCTTCCCTGTCGTGGAGTTCACCTTGCTGTAGGCATAGGTGCCCACGTTGCCTGCCGCCAGGTCCGCTTCGATGCCTGGCTGGAGAGTGAAGAACACCCCCGCTGTCGTAGGGTACAGACGGGAGAACTTGTGGGGCAGGCCCATCCGAGAATAGATGCCCCCATTCTGCACCGTGAAGTAGGGCGGAGCCGAGGTCGTCACCTTCCGAGGCTTGGATGCCTGGAGAAGCAGCACATCGTCCACGTCGTTGCGAACCCGCAGCACCTGCTGATACTGAAGATGCCCCAGCGTAGACACGCCCAAGGGCGGCCCCGACAAGAGCAAATTGGTCATGGTGCAAGAGACGGGGATGACCAATGGGTCCTTGCCCGCCAGGAACGTGATGTTCCGTGTGGGGTCAGCCTCGTTGAAGACCTGTGCCCAGATGTTGTTGGGGTTCAAGTCTCCCGTGATCTCATCTTCGTAACCCGGAGGTGCATACTCCAAACCCCGGCCCACAAAGAACCGGAACTTGCCACTCCGATCCCCGATGAACTCGCCAGTGATCGTCTCATCCACCTGCTCGAAGGCCACGATGGTGTCGTTGTAGAAGCTCAGGAAAGCTCGTGCTGCCCGGTCCTTCTGGAACAAGTCACGCTGCTGTGCCAGCAGCCCAGTGTTTCCCTGCTCCCAGTTCTGGGTCCCCGCTGTTGTGGTGAGTCTCGGCCCGCTCGACGGCTGACCCTGAGACATCTCGGCCAAAGCCTGAGTGAGGGCTTCCCCCAGATAGGACTTCAGCGGGAGTGCCCTGAAGTAGAACGTGTCCGGGTTGTCAAACGTGTAGGTCGCCGTAAGCCTGCCGCCCAGGAAACCGTTATCATTCGAGGGGATGGTGTTGTAACGGTAGTTGGCTGACCACCGGGGGAACACCACAGTGCCACCAGAGAAGAAGGGCTCCAGCACCCGCATCTGAGTGAACGCCAGAACAAGGCGCTGACCCGGACCCAAAGGAGCCTGCAACGGCCCCAAGAGTTGCACCACACCCGTCTCAGAATCGAGGCTGAACTCTGTACCTTCCGCCAGGCTGCGCCCAGGCTGCTCGATGCCCCCAATTGTCTCGCCGAACAAGATGAGTTCCGTGCCCTCACTGGCAACCACTGGCCCCTTACCCACGAACTCCCGCACCTCCGGTGGGTAGACCGGCCGGTAGGAGAGCTTGATGGTTGTGCCTGCGGGGTCTACGGCCTGCTGGAACGCCGTGGTGAACGCAAGCTGCGTGCGAGTGCCATCATCGTTCAGAGTCACCTGGGCAATGGTGAAAGGTTTGCCCCCAATCTCCATGATGTGCCCTGGCACAGCGAACTGGGACAAATCCCCCCGGAAGGTCATGCTGGCCTGCCGAGCATTGACGGGCTCGAAGGGGAAGGTCGTGGTTGGCACCACCTGCATGAACCCGGCCTTGGCCGTGGTCGGCACAGGTGTAGGCCCATCCGGGTAGAGCATTGTCGTGATGGGAACCGAAGTGATGAGAGCCAGCACATCGTTGCCCGGTGACCGCGATCCCACTTCCAAGGTCGTGGGCGGGTAGATGTCGATGCGAGTCTGATCCGTCGGCGCGAAGTACCTGATCTGGGTGAGGTAGAAACACTCAGCCCCAAGCCGCAGCATCTGCCCAGGCACAAAGTCTGCCGTGCGGTCACCCCGCAAACCGAAGTTGTCCCGCTTGGCCTGGATGAAGAATGGAGGCCGATAGACCGGCGACTGCGACGTGCTGTAGGTCCGCTCCCCACCCTGGGCATTGAACACCGCGTAGGTCGCCACAGGATCAATCCAAGTGGCCATCGCCCGGTTGAAGTTCAGGCGCAGACCCTTGAGATTCCCCGGTCGGTCAGTTGTGAAGTCCACCGTGCCGAAGTTCTGCTGCGTAGGGCCGATGTAGACCACAGGCTCCATACGGTCATCCCAGACCTGCACACCATTGGGGTCCAACTCGAACTCACGGTCGGACAGCCGCGTTGCCACTTCACCCCGGACGAACACCGGCAGGAACTCGGTCACCGTGTCCGTGGGGGTGCCCACCCGACGGCCTTCCGTGTCAGCCAACCAGTAGACCATCTCGACCAAGGCCCCCGGCGACATGGGCTTGGTGAAGCTCACCGCCCCCACCAAGGGGGAGACGCCCACATCGCGGTACACACCCTTGGTGATCATCTGCTCCACGAAGTAGAGCATCTTGCCTGCGTGGGTAGAGACATCAGCCGCAGCGATACGAAGGGCACCCGTCTTGGGATCGTACTCCGCCTGCCCACTGGCCAAGTTCGTTGATACCCTGAGCGTCTCTGCCAGAACCACCTGACTGGATTGCAGGTCCGAGAGCACGCTGGCCGCAAACTTCAGTTCACCCTGCGGATGCACCGTGACACCATCGTTCCAAGCCCCCGTCAGGTACTCCACGCCCACTGGGTTCGGGGAGAAGGACATCACCGGCACCGGGGTGTATGTCTCGGTCCCCACCCGGATCTGGAAGGCCCCCTCAGCCACATGGACCGTCCAAGGAGCCACCAACACGTTGTTCGCCACCACACCCAGGGAGGTCACGGCCAACGGGGTCAGCGTAGCCATCACCCCTGTGCTGGCATGGACCGGACCGAACCGCAAGGAGATCAACCGGCCCTTGGCAACGGCATCAGCCACAAAGGCCGAGAAGTCACTGCCTGCGATGGTGCCCAAGGGAGACAGGACCCGTACCTTGAAGGGCTCATCCTGCAAGTGGTCGAAAGGCTTGTACGTCACGTCAGCCACGATGGCCGGGTCGTACAGGCTGTCTGCAATACCGATGTAGGCTTCCCACGGTGTAGGCCGCGTGGATGAGGACACAAAGGCCGGAGTGACCTCTGCATGGGTTGCGTCCGTCACCGCTGTCACGAGGTATGAGCCCGAAGGCAACTTGATGCGGAACCCCTCCCGAAGAACTGGCAGCCACACCAGGTCCCCCAGGTTGTCAATGCGCTGTTGGCCCGTGGCCGGATCGATGTCCGGGTCAGTGGAGTCCGCCAGGAAGTCGGCAGTGGGATCAGTGAAGGTCGTCCCACCCTGAGTGAAGGCACCTTGAGCGCCCGTCAGTACCAGAGCGCCATAGCGGGTGACCAGTTGGGCCACACCAGGCAAACCATCATCGGGGAGGATGTAGTCCACCCCTTGCTCTTGGAAGGCATACCGACCACCGCTCTCAGCAGTGAACAGACCCCCACCAATGCCTGGAGCGCCCAGCAGCGTCTCCGGCACCACAGCGGCCCTGCCTAGTGCCAAAGCTGTGGTCTTCTGCTGCACCTGGTTGGAGGACACCTCCTGTTCGAGCCAGGCAAACTTGCCCTCAGGGAACCGATACTGGATGTCCTCGAAGTGCTCCAGGCGTTTGTCGATGAGTTGTACATCAGCGCCCTGGGTCGAGACGGTCTGGAGGTTGAAGAACACGCCGTCATCGAACCCAGAGATGTCCTCCACCGGGGGGTAGTCCAGGAAGGTGAACGGGGAGGACTGGATGGAGTCCGCCAGGGTCACATTCTCCAGCCTCGTCCGAGCCCTGTAGTCCGAGGTGGCCTTGCTCCGGTCAAGATTCAGCAGGCTGCGGGACAAGCCCAGCGAGATGCCTGCATCAGAGAGCCAGTTGGGTTTACCCCCCTTGGCCCGCCAGCCAGGCAAGAAGCCCAGCGCGGCACAGCCACTGAGGTCCTTGACCGTGCCCCAACCGATCTCCACCGTGCCCGTGTTCGGGTTGACCGTCTCCAAGCAAATGCGGTCCCCTACCGCCGTGGCAAGGCCCGTCCCGCCCTGAGCCGTGATCCGCGCTTGGATGGAGGCAGCCACCTCATCTGCCGAGTAGAAGCTCTGGGAAGGCAAACTGCTGGCGTGCCAGTCGTGGATCACACCACCGATGGCAAAGTAGAGCACCTCGGTGCCATCAAACCGGAAAATGATTCGACCCTTGGAGTACAGCCGAGCCTTGTCTGTGTACGTTGCAGGGTTCAGAGATGCCTGGAGGAAGTAGACCTTCTTGCCCACAAATGCAGTCCGGTCCGCCGACCCAAGTTGCACCTTGGCACCCCAGCCAATCACAGGCAAAGGCTGAATCTGCTTGGAGATGTATGCCTTTCCCCCTGGTACCTGGAAGGGTAGGAGGGGCACATCGCTCTGGCGGTCAACCACCAACACCTCAGGGATGGCTCCTGCCTGTGAGAACAGAATCGTGTCGCCCACACCATCGGCAATGGTCAACACCAAACCCAGGGACTGGGGTGAAGGAAATAAGGTGTCGCCACCCGGGCGCACAGGCACAGACACACCGGCAGGGTCCACCAGTTCGGGAGTGGGCACGGCTCCTGTACCATCTGGCATCTGGAGTACCCCGGACACCCCGAGACCCATATAGGATTCCAGACTCGTACCTTCAATGTCCTCCGGCCACACCTGAGACCGGGGCAAATACATCGGAGCAACAGGTGCCAGAGTTGTTGTCACCCCATCGGCCTGTACCAAGGGCACAGGCGAACGGGTAGGTTGTGGCCTGGCATTGAGGGCCACCCCCTCGTAGATGACTGACGCACCCAAGAAGTGCTTGCTGAACTGGGACAGGTTCTTTGGGTTGGCCTTGGCAATGTCCGTGGGGCTGAGTCGCAAACGCCCTGTGCTCTGGGCCACCAGGCATGTGCCCTCCATCGGGTCCGTCGCTGCCCCCAGGTCAGCCTCGGTGTCCACTTGGGTCACAGTCAGCGGTGTGCGGTTCTGAATGCGGATGAACGGATGGTCCGTCGGCCCAGGGATCGGTGCCAGGTACAGCGGGTTGGTATCCGCACCCTGGAGTGGCCCTAGCACCCCGTCAGCCTCTGCCGAGAAGGTGCTGTAGACGTACCACACCACCTTTCCCACATTCTTCTGGGCGTACACGGGGTTGAACTTCAGGATGCCACTGTTCTGCCCGACAACGCCAGCCAGAATCTTGCCGGAGAAGTCGTAGGGTCCCACGTCGGCATCGGCCACTACCTCGATGCCTGTGAACCCGTCCGGGTCGTGGAGGCCCACAGGCAGGCTCTGGGCACCTGGGCTGGTACCCAGCCGCACCATTGCGTACTCGTCGGGGGAGGACGCATCGCCGGTCAAGATAGCTCCCAGAGGCAGAGTCCGCATCTTGGGCTTCAGGGTGTAGGCTGTGTCATAGGCCAACTTCCCGAGGTTGACTGGGGCGGAACCCTTGTACGGCTTCCACCGCTGGAGCTTGCCATCCCAGCCAAACCGAGTCTCGTAGCGGTCGTTCCGGGTCCACCAGAACTTGAGGGGGGCCACTGTGTAGCGCACCTCCTGGATCTTGTCCCCCCGCTTCAGAGAGAGCCCACCCCCGAGCACCGCCGCCAATGTGCCCGCCGTCAATCCACTGCCCGTGGCCGTGTAGACGTTGTAGTTCTTCAGGGTCACCAGACCAGAGGTTCCATTCTGGTCGGCTGCCGCCGGAGCCACAACCTCGTAGGGTGCAGTGCCGAGACGCCCGGCTGCGGGGTTGTCCTGGTTTACCCAGCCGAGGTCGTTGTAGGTCTTATCGCCCCGGGCCACAACGAGGTGGGTGATGGTGCTGATCTCGCGGTCACCGTTGTCAGCCACCACCAGGCGGAGGGTGCCATCCTTGTAAGGGGCTGTCGGGGTGACCAGGTTGCCAACCGTCTCGGTGCCCACCGGAATGCTGCCAGTACCCAGGTTAGTCCACCACGAAGGGTCAGATACCAGAGCCAACTGGGATGAGTTGGCGGCCCACACGAGGTACTCATGAGGGCTCGTTCCAGGGGCATGGAGCACAGCAGCCCTGTACTGGTCACCACAAAGATCCACGAGTGCTCTGATGCCAGGCATACCAGAGACTTGCGGTTGGGCTGCGTTCCGAGTAGCTGGGGGCCGCCGCACATCTCGGACAACACCGTTGATGGGTTCCCCTGACGTAGCGGCATTGCCGGGAGCCAGCAGCGGGGCACGGAGGACATGTCCATCGAACGTGAAGCCCATGATCAAACCACCACAGAGGTTGACTGCCCAGACGCCGAGACGAGGCTGGGAGATCCCACCACGTTACCCACTCCGGTGAGCGTGAGGGCCAATGCTGCAATGCCCGTCCCGAGACCTGTTGCCATCTGAGCCGACGCTGCACCAGGTCCCAGGATGGAGGCCATGAAGACCTTCAACTGGGAGATCAGACTGGGTGCATTCACGGTTGCAGCCTTCGACACATCGCCTCCCACACCCACTCCAGCAACGCCCCCGGCATACTGACCGTAGGTCGTCACTGCCTTAGCCAATCCGATAGCCACAACAGTGCCCAAGGACACCGAGAGCGGACCGTTCATCCCTGCGCTTTGCAGCCCGGAAATGACCAAGGAGGGGTTCGGAGCCAGCAACAATTTGGAAGCAGGAACATTGATGGTGCCCACGCCCGCCGTACCTACTGCAACCCCCCTGAGAGTGACCCCTGCTGTCTTGAGCCAAGCGGACACTGCATAGGCAATGGCCCAGGCCAACTGATCAAAGTTGTAGCCTGCAAAGCCGAACTGACCCGCAGTTCGTGCAGCCGCCAGTTCAGCGTAGATGACAGGCGGAGTCAGCACTCAAATACCTACAATGTGATTTTTGGCCCCGGCACCCCAGGTCAGGTAGGGCAAATGTGTGAAAGGTTCGAGACTTCCGGCGCAGATGATCGGCCCCTGATCTGGACCAGAAATCGGAGCCCCCAGCTTCAGCACCGTGGAGGACCGCAGCGTTGCCGGTCCCTTGGCCTCCACCAGAGCAGACACGCTGGCCTTCATCTGGGCTGAACCTGCCGCCGCTGTCAGGGACACATCGCCGACCACCACCTGACCCTTGAGTCCGTCGGTGGAGTCCAGCGTCAGGGTGTTGATGCCTGCCTGAGCCTTCCAAGTGCCCTTGTCTGTCTTGTAGGTCATGTTGCCCACAACGACGTGCGTGGTGTGATTGCCGAGCTTGAACGTCTCCTCCCGGTCACCCCAGAGATAGGTAACTTCCTCGCAGACAAGCCCTGCATACGATGGGTTATAGCTGCGTTCGTGCAAAGCTCCATTGGTCGGCAGGGAGTTCTTCGGCCCCATGTAGGTGTCAGTCTGCTTGCCGTTCACCGTGGTCTTGAGATCCGTGCAGGCCACCGTGATCTGCTTGGAGGTGGACAGTTCCATCTCGTCCAAGGCAACCAGCTTCACCGACGAGGCATTGAGTTCAACCTTCTGCCCCTTGACGAGAATGGCCCGCTCCGCTTGGATGCGTGTGCTGGTACGGGACACGATGTCCACCGCAGGCAGTTCACCATCGCCCCCACTGGTGCCATACGCCCGCTCCATCGCCGCTTCTTCGTCGGCTGTGGGGCCACCACCATAGATGACGACAGGTCCCTGCTCGCTGCGAAGCCGCAAGCTGTGCTTGGAGTTCGTGCCGAAATGAATGCCGCCCTGAAGGATGAGTTCGAGACGCCCACCGACAGCAACCCTCATCCCACCTGCGATAGCCGCATCGAGACTGAACTCGTTGGGGGCACCAGAGAAGTTGGCTCGAACCTGGCCCTTCTTGTTCACGGACCACCAGGTCGGAGCCAGCTTGCCCGTGATGGGCGTCAGCTTGAACAGGGTGGCAGCGTGCTCCCCCAGAGCATCAGACTCATCCTGGTCAGATGCAGCAATCCGTGCAGCCCGAGTCCGGGGACTGAGATTGCCCAAGGGGTCAAAGACTTCTGCCACCAGGGGCAGGCCATACTCCATCCGGCCTTGGGCAGAGAAGGGGTCATTGCCCACGACGGTGCCCAGGACACACTCGATGAAGGGCTTGTTGGCAGACTCGCCAGGTGTGTCCGGGTCCGATGGGGGCAACCGTTCTGCGTCGAAGCCATCGGTCTGCTCGGTAACAGGCAGAACCCCATTGGATGTGTGGGCCACCTCGATGCGGTGCTCGGTGAAGATGCCCGCTTCTGGCTGAAGGGCACCATTGTCCTGACTGCCTGCCATGACCCGGTAGATGTTCTTCCCAGCGTAAGTGGCGTCATTGATGTGCTTCTCATCGACAGCCACGCCATGTTCGTCGATGTAGCCCCCGTTCCTCAGGAACACATAGGGGTCGAGGTCCTCAGGCGGGGATTCCAGGGCACCACCGAGGTCGGCTTCGAGCACCCTGCTCAGGCCATCAGCCGGAGTTAGGAAACCCTTGCCCGCCGTAGGGTGGTCCGCCAGGTCTTCTTCAGGTACGGGTACGCCCCCAGGACCTTGCAGTTCGCTGTCCCAGATGAGGCCATCCCCGAACATTGTGGTTGGCAGTCGCAGGGCATCGCGCTGCACCATGCCTGAGTAGATCCGTGTACCAGCCAGAGCCGTGAACTGCTGGAGGGCGCGGGTGATGACGGCCTGGTCGGCGTCCCGAAGAATGAACTCATTGCCCCTGCGGTTCACCAGGTGGGCACTCTCATCCAGCACCAGGTCAGATCCCTGAGCGGATGAGGCCACGATGTTGCCTGGCTGGATGTGCCGGAGCTTGTGGCGCACCCGGTCGAAAACGCCACGAAGCTCCTCCCGGTTTCGGCTGGACCCACCGTCGTGCTCGTCCTCTGTGAAGTTGGCCGTGGTCAGCCAATCACGCCCAGGCCAGACGCCCGGGACAATCCAGGTGAGGATCACGGGTGTCTTGGTGCCGGTTCCCTCCGAGGTGTCCTGAGCCAACCAGCCGATGACGCAGTAGTCGCCCACCTCGGGCATGGCACCCAGGAAGTGGCGTGCGCCCGCACCCGGGTAGGTGAGGGGCACAGGGACCCGGTGGAACTCCTGCTCGGTGCCCGTCACGGTCCGCAGGGTGACGTAGTGCTCCTCATAGTCCACCAGGATGACGCGGCCGACACCAAGGCCCGTGGAGCCACCCTGGTCAGGGTGCTGTTCCCTGAGTTGCTTCTTGATGTACTCGGGCTCGGCCTTGATCTCCCCCCGACTGAAGGAACCCAAGGCACTCACTGGACGACGGCCTTCACCGCTCATTTGACACCTTCCTCCCGAGTCTTGCTCAGTGCCTGGTGCATGTTGTTCCGAGCCGCCATGGATGCCGCTTCAGCCTGAGCGGTGAGTCCCGCCCTACTCGTGCCCCCAGTGTCAATCCCCAAGGTGTCCAGGAAGGATGAGACGACATGGGTGCCCCCACGGTCGAGAGCCTGGCCCCTGTAGAGTTGCTGCTGCTGTTCCCACTGGGCTGACACCTTCTCCATCTGGGAAGTCACGAACCGGGTAGCCGCATTGCCCGTGCCTGTGCCAAACCCTTCCTCATTGGTCGGACCAGCCTGGGTCACCTGGACGAACTCCTCCTGGCCGAAGGCGGTCAACTGCACTTGGGCCTCTGCCGCTTTGCAATCACAAACCTGACCGGCCTGTTGGACGTTCAGGTCCGCCAGAGAGTATGCCGCATTGATGACCGGGATCTTCTGCACGCCATCCAAGTTGCTGTCTGCGAACATGTTCGCCAGGGAGAACTCCAACTGGTTGGGCTTGGAACCCTTGTTCAGCGCCGCCGAGAAGTCGAGGATCTGCTTGTCCGTCAGGTTGGCTGCCCGCAACTGCCGCAGTGCCTCGTCGTTCAGGTATTTGGCTTTGTCCGCCACGGAGATGTCCGTGTCCTGGACGGGCACGACCTTCTTCTTGGGGGGATTGCTGCCTTTGACGGTGACCGTCTTTTCCTTGGTGATCTTGACGGCATCAAAGTCCTTCATCACGAAGAACTTGAGGATCTGGTCCACCAGGTTCTTGTCGAGCAGGCTGAAGATGTCCTGCTTGTGCAACTGGTCAAACACCCCTTCTGGGTCGATGTTCACGCCCCGGCCGTAACGGTATGACCCGACAACGTGATAACCCTGGGCATCTGACACAGGGAACACGGGACTGTGCGTGGTCCTGCTGTTCGTCTGGGGCGCAACCGTCTGCTCTTTCGTTGTGGTCTTGGCAGGAGCCCCCACCACATACCCTTGACCCCATGCCTTCTGGATGCTCTCCCGAAAAGGCCCCTGGTCCTTGCCCGCGACTTGCTTGAGTGCAGCCTTGAGCACCCCATCTGACTGGGACGAGAAGGACGCCCCCACGGACGCCCCCGCCAAGTCGAAGATGCCCGTCAACTGGAGCTTGTCTGCCTTGGGACCCAAGGACACCTTCTTGTCTGCGTTGGCCGAGGTGTCCCCAGCATACTTGTACTTGTCAGACACCTTGTCTGTGGTGGGCACCTTGCCGGACCCCACCTGCACCGTGGCCGGGAAAGTTGGCACCTTCAACCCTGTCAGTGTGACCGCAGGCTTGGCATCCTTGGCCACCTTCACCATTGCGTCGATGCCTGCCTGGGTCTTGGCGCACATCTTGTCCCACTGGCCCTGGTACACCTCCTTGATGGTCCCCAACACATCCATACCTGCCGCTGCCACCGTGAAGTTGCCCCGCACCTTGCCCGCCGCCGCCTTTGCCATCCCCTGAGACTGCGCTGTGGCCTTGCTGCTCCCCACATTCTGGTAAGTGGTCACCTCCTGCACGGTGAACATGAGTTCGGTGATCTCGCTGGTGGCATAGACCTCACTGGGATTGTGGGGATTGCTGGTGAGCACCTTGATGCCTGCCACAGGCTGACCAGGCTTCAGTTCAGCCTCAGGCGGAACCGCACCAGGGAACGGTGCCGAAGGGTTCTTGACGTACATGTCCACCGTCGGAGGAATCCGCCCGTCTCCTGCAATCGTCAGGAGGTCCCCTTCGACATCTTGCTTCTTGGTGCCATCATACTTCACGTTCGACATGCCCTGCATGTTAGGTTCAGGGTGCGACGCCGAGTAGTAGCGATACTGCCCAGGCTGCTGGCCGTTCGTGAAGGTGGCCTTCTTGTCGGAGAGCATGTCCAGAAGGCTGATGCTGCTCGACAAGTCTGTATTGCCCTGGAAGTCGGCACTGGCCCGATAGGCCGCCGCCACCGCATCATAGACCGCCAAAATCAAGGCTGGCCCTTGATTCTTGTCAGAAAAGTCCCGCAGGTCCTTCTCCCGAGCGTTCTTGGCTTCCTGGTTTGCCTCGCCCCGTTTCCGATATGCCTCTGAGAGATTGGCGATCTCTTTGTCCAGCCCTTTGTCCTGTTCCTTCAAAGACTGGAACTTGGCCGAGGCTTTGTCAAAGAACTCGGGGTCCCGTCGGAGAGCAGCCTTCTGGCTGCTCTTGGCATTGATCTCCTTCTGGAGGGCATTGGTCTCCGCCACTGCTTTGGCGTCGGCTTTGTCAGATGAGATCGTCGCCTGCCTGTACTCCACGGCCCCCGCACCAATGTTGATAACCACATCCTCAGAGGCAGTCTTGGAGATGTTCTTGGAAGGCTTGCCCTTGCTGGCCTGGTTCACAGGGGACAGATCCTTCTCATCGAAGAAGAAGCGCACCGGGACCTTGGTACTCTCCTCCTCCCCACCGTCCACCTTGGAGATGGTCCGAATGAAGGTGTAGTACCTCTTGCCCGTCGTCTCCTTCTCATTCTCCAGAGTGATGACCCCGAGGTCCACCCCGATCTTCAGCATGTACTTGATGACACGGGCATCCGCGATGTTCTCGACGTTGATGCCCACGACGAAAAACATGGGGTTGATGGCCGTGGGGTCCAGCGCCATGACCACGTTGGGAAACCCGCTGAGCCTGGGCTTGCCATCGGGTCCGATCACCTGCAAAGGCTTCTCCGGCAGGCGTGTGTCCCCGAGGTTGATCGAATCAATGCCATTGGCATTTGCACGCCCAGGTGCAAAGAACTTGGCCCGCTTGCCCACAAGCTGAAGAGCCGTGGTGCATTGACCGCCGACAGAGTGACTGTGTGCGAAGCTGTTGCAGTAGTAGAAACAGTCGAGGTAAGGGATGTAGACCGGATAACCCGGCCGAAACTCCGGCCGCACTGGGATGGTCACCGAAGCAGTGTTCACCGCGATGTTCATCACGTCCATGCGGTTGACCGCTGCGAAGAACATCGACTTGGGGTCGTTGAAATAGTTCGTCTCGTAGCTGCCAGGTCGCCAACCGAACTGGGCAATCAGCCTGTAGTCGAGGTACTGCCCTCTAACCCCCCACTCGTTCTCCGTGCCCGTGCCCAGGATGTTCTTGACGGCTGTGCCCTTCACGGTCATGTAGGTGACCTGCGGCTCCTTCTCGGCGAACGAAATGTTGATGATGTCAATGTCCTCCAGGCGGTAGACCCGACTGGATGAGGTATCGAGGTTCCACATGGGTGGCTTGAACACGAAATCGCCGTCCACGTCCTGGTAGAACTCAAAGCCTGTGACACCGCACACCTTGTTGGCAATGTCGAGCTTGCTCTCGTAGGTGCTCTCGAACAGGTTGACCTGACCCCATTCGCTGATGTTGGTAACAAAGGCTTGCATCTCCAGGATGTTGACCTCGAACTTGGCCGAGGTGCTTGGCTGAGACTTGGCTGCAAACTGGGTGGCATCAATGGCATTGCGGAGGTTCTTCCCACCGATCAACCCCACAGCCGTCATCTGGGAACCAATGTTCCGACCAAAGGGCGCATCCGTGTTGTACCGCTTCTTGAGTGCGCTGGTCAGTTGAGCGGAGGACTTACGGCTCAGCCAGGCCGCAGCCATCGTGGAGAACAACTCCCCTGTGGCTCCGTGCATCCTGAGCTTGGTGCCCCGCTTGAATCGCTTCTCCCAATACTGGACGTTCAGAGAGAACAGGGACTCCCCACCCTCGGCCACCGCCGTCTGGTTGGACTTGCTGGACAGGGCGAAACCCACCTCTCCGGCTGCACCCGCCATGTCGTAGTGCAGGGAGTAGATGATGGCGTAGGGGTGCATCCCAGTGAAGTTGTTGCCCACCAGGCTGGTCTTGAGCTTCGAGTTGGTTGGCCGGGCACCAAACACCGAGGCGTTGGTGCTCATGTTGTGGTACTGCCAGAAGTGCAACATCGAGTTGCACGACACCGAGACAGTGCTCACGCCACCTGAATAGCTGTGGTTGACCTGGGTGACCACCCCGTGGAAGACGTGGTAGTACGGGTACGCCAAGGTGTTCTCAACGCCCATCCCGGACAGGCCCATCTCGTCCAGAAGGGAGGGGCCGAACTCACCTTGCTGCACCTCCTGGGGCACCGGCTTGGCCAGACCTGGTGTGACCGGCGAGGGCTCAGGTGGGGCCGTCTTGGCAGTTTCCCCCGTATTCGTATTGGGAGGGGCTGTGACCCTGGGAGCCACATCGGTGCCCTCCTGAGACAGATAGATGTTCCGCCCCCGAGAATCTGTTGACCGCTGAATGCCCATCTCCCGGATACTACTTGTGTATGTGCCCAGCCG